GGGGCGCTCAACTGGAAACAGGAGCATTTCCCACCAGCTACATCCCCACAGTAGCTTCACAGGTCACACGCTCGGCTGATGTGGCAGTGATGACGGGGGCGAACTTCAGCGATTGGTATAACGCGACTGAGGGGACTGCATATACAGAAGCCGCATCGCTTGCGACAGCTTACCTTGGAGCTATTGTTGGGTTTTCTGATGGCACGATAAATAACCGTTTTTCTATTCGGGGCATGACCGTTAGCAACCAATCTACTTCACTTGGCTTGGATAGCGGCGTCACTCAATGGGCGTTTACCTTTTCAAGTCAAACTACCGCAGCAACAAAATTTGCGCTTGGTTACAAAGTTGATGACATTGCATTTACTCGTAATGCGGCAACACCTCTGACAGACGCTTCTGCACTTATCCCAGTTGTTAATCAACTGCGTATTGGTGCAGAAGGAACTGGCACTCAAGGTTACAACGGCCACATTCGCCAGATCATTTACTACCCCCGCCGCCTCCCCAACAGCACATTGCAGGCCATCACAGCTTAAGGACACATCATGGACTATTACCTAAGTTTCCCTGACGAAGCTGCTGCCATCAAAGTGCTGTACGGCGCAGAAGACATGCCCAACTTTGCCAACATTGACACTATCGGCGTGATCTATAAACGCACTGGCGGCACTGATGAAGAACCCGTCATGACTGCACTACCCGGCTGGCATGTCAATGTGCGTGTTGTGGACGAAGATGGTGCGGCGCTGGAGCCTTTTCAGATTTACCCTGTTACACCTATGAGGGTTTGGGGATAATATGAACTTACAAGCCTTGCAAAACTGCTTTAGTCAACACCTGAATCATATAAACCCATCGATCTAACCAAGGAATAACCATGTCAACCAATTCACAAATTGCCTTCACCGCACTCGGCAAGACAGTTGTCGTTGCTGCTGCTGGAACAGCGCCCACGGGCGTGCAGGCTCCAGTTTATGAAAAATTTAACCCTCAAAACACGGGCCAATTCCGCATCGTAAATACAGGCCCAAGCATTGTGTTTTTAGGCACTGGCCCGACTGCTGCATTGGCCCAGGCAGCAGCCGTGGCTCCAGTCGCTGGCACGCCTTCAGACGCCATTGTTCTTCTTCCTGGAGCCATTGAAGTTTTACGATTCAACAAGGACACCTTCTTTAGCGGTCTGGCCTCTGCCGCGACCACCGTCTACGTCACGCCCGGCCAAGGCATCTAAGTGTTGGAGGCCGACATCATGGCGGATGGGAACGAGATCGATTTGGTCAAGTACGGCGTGCTTTGGCAGAAAGTCCAGGACATGGACAAGAAGGTGGACAAGATGGAACGCAACGTCGAGGAGCTGCTTGCGCTGGCCAACAAAGGTCGCGGCGGCTTCTGGATGGGCATGACCATCGCGTCATCGGTCGGCGCTGTCGTCGCGTGGATTGCCGGTCATGTGAAGGCATAAGCAATGCTGGCTGAGATCGCAGCGGCAAACGCAGCGTTTTCTGTCATCAAGGCAGCACTTGCCAACGGCAAAGAACTGCACCAACTCGGATCACGGGTTTTCGACTACTTCGACAACAAAGCCAAGATTCAAGAGAACGCCACCAAGAAGGGTGGCGGCTCTGACTTGGCCGAGTTCATGGCGCTGGAGCAGCTCAGGCAGCAAGAAGAAGATCTGCGCGAGCGCATGGTCTACGCAGGCAGACCAGGCATGTGGACCGACTGGCTCAAGTTCCAGGCCCAGGCAGCCAGGCAGCGCAGAGAAACCAAAGAGGCGGCAGAACGCGAAGCACTTCGGCGCAAAGAAGCCCTTGCCCAACTTGTTGAATACATTGCCCTTGGCATGGCCTCACTGGTCTTGGCCGCACTGCTGATCTACGGCATCGTCTTGTACATGTTGCACCTGAGATGAGCGAAGAGAAGCTGAACACCAACTCCACCCTGGACAAGGTGCTCGGGTATGTGGATTCGCCCTTCAAGCTGTTTGCCATCCTCATCATGGGCGTGGTGGCCTTTGCAGGGTACTTCCTGTGGCAGAACCAATCCTTCATGATGGATGCCTACAAGGAGTCCAAGAAGCTGCCAGAGATCAATACCTCACGGGCAGATGACGCCAGTTCGATGCTGCTCAAAAAGACCAATGCAACGGTGGTAGCGATCTTCAAGGTAAATCCCTTGTTCAACAGCAGAGTGTTGTACCGGGCCTATACCAAGGACGGCAGGGACAAAGCCATCGAGGACATCGACGTCGGCCTGTTCAGTCAGAACACAGCCAACAACTCGGATGTGGTGCGCCTGATGACCAACGAGATCCCGTGCAGTGATTACCGCTACGCGCAGTCCGAGGTCGGGCTTTGGTACTTGGAGAAGGGCGTCACCTACACCTGCCGGGTCAGCGTCCCACCAGACAGCCATCGTTTTGTTGGCCAGATCACAGTCGGCTGGGCAGAGCAGCCCCAGGACATTCAACAGGTAAAATTTATGCTGGAGATCGCCAGCGCAATGCTCACTAAAAGGGGAAATTGATATGGATTGGCTCAAACAAATCGCACCGACAATCGCCACCGCAATGGGTGGCCCACTGGCAGGCATGGCTGTCTCGGCCATCTCCAAAGCCATTGGCGTGGACGAGGCAAAGGTTGGAGACCTGATCGCCAACAACAAGCTATCAGCAGATCAGATCGCCCAGGTCAAGCTGGCCGAGATCGAGTTGCAAAAGCAAGCGCAGGAGCTGGGCCTGAATTTTGAAAAGCTAGAAGTCGAGGACCGCAAGTCAGCCAGGGATATGCAGGCAGCCACCAGGTCAATGATGCCCCCCATATTGGCTGGCGCTGTGACCATCGGCTTCTTCGGCATCATGGTGATGATGTTCTTCAACCAGATCGACAGCAGCAATCCAGCCATCCTCATGATGCTGGGCAGTTTGGGCACGGCGTGGACCGGCATCATCGCCTATTATTTTGGCAGCTCTGCTGGCTCTCAGGCCAAGACTGACATTCTTTCAAAGGCAGCAAAATGAACTTAACACCCCATTTCAACCTGGAAGAGCTGACAGCCAGCGAGACCGCAGAGCGCAACGGCTGGGACAACAGCCCAAACGATCAGGAGCTGGCCAACCTCACCAGGCTTGCAGACTTCTTGGAGCAGGTCAAAGTCGTGCTGAACGGCAAGCCCATCATGATCTCGTCAGGCCTGCGCACAAAGAAGGTCAACGACGCAGTGGGCAGCAGGGACACAAGCCAGCACCGCATCGGCTGCGCTGCCGACTTCCGTGTGCCAGGTATGACACCAGACCAAGTGGTCAAGGCCATCGTCGCCAGTGGCATTGGCTACGATCAGGTCATCCGCGAGTTTGATCGCTGGACTCACATCAGCGTGCCGAACAGCGTGGACACCAGCCCCCGCAGGCAGGCTTTGATCATCGACAAGGCTGGCACCAGGCCTTACGCATAAACGGCGGCGCAAGCCACCAAGAAGGCCAGCCAGAGCATCCCCAAGATGCCCACCACAAACCACCAGGCCACACGCCTGAGCATGTACCGCCACACAGACTGCGGCAACAGCTCAGGCCCGTGCAGCTTCTTCCCGATCTTGGCCACACGCACAGGGCAGTTCGGGCCCTGCCTGCAATTCCCAAACTCGTCGCAGCAGTTCATGGTTTCACTCGCTTTCTCATGCTCAACATCTCTGCCCTGCAATCGTTCCAGCCTTGGATGTACTCGGGGTGCTCACCCTCTCGCGTTCCAAACGCATCGGGCACGGCTGGCTGTGCGGGTGGGGCGGCGTTTCTTGGATAGCCTCTTGCTCCAACATTTCCACAGCTTGGACAAGTAATGGCTTGCCAGCCAAGTGCCGCTAGTTCTTCACAGTCCGAGATTGAACGTCTGTTTTCTGTGTAAACAGGGATCAATTGATGTGTTCTCGGCCACATTTTTGAGGCTTCCAAATCAGCATCAAACATTCTTGATGGCCCGAAATGCCAAGCAGAAACACCAGCAGCATTTTTGTAATGCCATGCGTAAGGCTCCTGCACAGGTGCTGGCTGCTTCGGCACACAGCCATGTTTTGTGCAGTGCGCTACGTTTTCACATTCATTGCAGATCATGCTTGCTCCTTGTCTTGTTCTTTCATGGACGCTTTAAGAAACTTGCTCAAGCGAGTAATCTTTCCTTGGTGGTACTCAACCATCTTGGCGGTGTATTCTTGATGCGCCTGAGACTTCAACAGTTCACGGCGTGATTCTTCAAGCTCACGCAGCGCAAGTGTCTCGGCGCTTGGTGGCGCATATAAATTCTGCACCCAGCTGTACATTTCACGGATCATGTCAACTCCCTCTCGGCCATCTCGTCGGCCATCTTTGCCCAATACGCCCTAGAGATCATGTCCAGCAATATCCCAGCCTGATCGAACTTGCGCTCGGTTAACACCTTCGCCATGACCATCTTCTCGTTGGTCGTGGCCTCGCCAAAAGCCTCTGAGATGTTGAAGCCATCCATCGGGTCGCACGCCTCGCCATGCGTCATCAGTTCAGCAGCACGCGCCTCGATTGCAAAGGCCAGGCTCTCGGCCAGATCCTCATCATCCTGGCGGCTGTTCATCATCATGGTGTTGTAGCAGCTCATGACGACCACCACGCGACCAGCAATGCGGCCATGCCGACACCAATTGCAAAAGCCAAGGCATAGCCAGCCACGCGCTCCCAAAGCGGCTCTGCGCGGCCATATCCCTGCACCCAGGTGCAGTCGGCAAAGTTACGGGGTGTTGTGTAATTCTTCATGTCATTCTCCTGAAAGGTGGGGCCAGTGGCCCCGGTTGATTTATTTAGCAGCTTGCACAGCCATGTAAAACTTATCCATTTCTTTCATTGTTTGTTCTGATGACAAAGTGTCGTCAGCAACCAACAAATGCAAAACTTTTTTGAGGGTATCTGCATTGCTTGCGCTTGAATATGCCGCTTGAGTTGTTTTCTTAATGTATGAAGTGCTCATTTTGATCACGGTCAGCTCCTTGCTGGTTGTTTGTTGGTAGGCCTCCAGTATAACACCACTTCCCACAATCTCACACATTTATTTTATAGGGACAAACCCTTAGAGCAACGTCACCTCAACATCGTGCGGCTTGCGTTTGCCATCCAGCAGCTCATGCAGGCGCTTTTCGGTCAGGCGGTGGCAGCGAATCATGGCCCTTGCAGGCAGCACATCCAGCAGCGCGGCGTAATCCTCCAGCACAGCACGCACGGCCTGGATGCCAGCACCATCCAGCCGGATCGCGCCACCGGCAGTGTTGCGGCGGCCAGCATGGGCCATAGCGGTGATGGCGTCCATCAGCAGGCCAGAACTGTCCTCGCACACTTGCATGGTCTCGATCAGGGTCTCCATCAGGTTGACCGCATCCGACACCACCCGCCAGTCGTCCGTGGTAGGGCTTGGCGCTTTTTCCATAGCGGCCAGACCCTCGTACATCCTGGTGAGCTGGTACGTTTTCCAGGCCAGTGGCAGCGGCTCGGTCGGGCTGGCCATCATCTCGTCGAGAATCGTGTAGCGCTTCGGCCTTTGGGCCGGGCTTTTCTTCCCGGCCTTCCTCACACAAACCCCCGAATGTCTGGCGCTTTCCAGCCCTCTGGCTTGCCGATCTTCCCGCCTTCGAGAATCACAGGCTTGCCATCGACCAGCTTGGCGTCGTTGGAGTCCAGCACAGCACGATCGGCCCCAGGCTTGTCCATGCCTGCCATATAAGCCACACCATTGCCAGTGACCTCGGTATCGCACAGCGCGTCCAGCGCATCGGTGCGCAAGTGCACCGGGATGTAAACAAACTGCTCTCGGCGCTTCAGCTTGCCAGCGAACCATTCCAGATCCGTGCGCGTGCGCTCCAACAGCTTGCCGTAGCCCTCAGAGTCGCTTCGCAGCGCCCCCAAGAACTCGCAGAACTCCTCCAGGTGGCAGCCGATCTGCACAGACAGATTCTCGGTGTCAGGCTCTTTGCCGCAGGCCTTCAACCAGGCCTCAGTGCGTTCGTAGTTCGTCATGCTTTCACCTTCTCAGACTGGCGTGCCAGTTCCAGCTTGATGCAGTGCAGGATCTGCGCGGCCAGCGTGCGGGTGTTCTCCTCGGCCATCTTCCGCAGCTCGATCTCCACATCCGCAGGTAGCCGCAACGTCATGTAGCGGTCTTTGATCTTGTCGGTCGGCATCAGTCAGTCCCCCCGGCGTTGGCGATCGTCTCCTCAAACATGTCCATCGTCGCGCCAGCTCCGGCCAGCTCGATAGCCGTGCCACCAGTCAGCAGGCTCACCAGATCATCCTGGCCAGCCACCTCAATGTCGAAACGGGTCTGGGCGGCGTACTTGATGGCTTGGGCCTGGTTGCTTGCGCGAATCAGGCGGTGCTTGTTGGTCTCCACATCCGTGACCAGGTAAATGCGTGTGCTCATTTTTTACTCCAAATTTTTGATGGTTACAAAGGCCTGAATCTGCCCTTTTGCAGTTTCAGCACCTTTGCACACTTTAACACAATAACCCACTTCTTCGAGGTATTTGATCCAGTCCTTTTGCTCGGCACTGACCGCGCCACCCTTCGTGCGCTTCATCTCCACCCACAGCCCCCAAGCAGGCACAAACAGATCAGGCACACCAGAGGAAACGCCCTCGGCTTTCAGGCGGCCAGCGGTGGCAGGGCTTCGCGCTCCACCGTTCGGGATGGCAAAGATCCGCACCCCTTTGTAAGTCTGGCGAAACCAGCGCACCACCTCGCGCTGCTCCTCATGCTCGGTGGGTATGCGCTCGGCGGTCAAAACGGGATCTCCAGCATCCACTTCGGGCATTCGCCCACAGCCTCGGCAAACTCTGCTGGCGGCTTCATGAAGAACTCCACACACATCCCATCGTTGCCATAGTTCTCGCACGTGTGGCAGCAGCGCGGTGGCCCAGCGCGATCCCACTCGCGCCACTGGACCAGGAACTCGGGTTCGGGTGGCCTGCTCATTTCAGCCCCCTTTGCATTGCCTTCACCCAGCACCGGGCACAGTGCCACTTCGCACGCAGCTCGACACCGCCCCTCGGCTCCTTGGCCACCTTGCACAGATCACACACGCGCAGCTTCTGCGCCTTCACCAGTTCATCAATCATTCCCAACTCCTTTTCATCACTCTAAAAAATTTCCCGTCCTTGCGATATTCAATCAGCTTCGGCGGCGTGGCGTTGTTCATGTTCTGCACCATCTCGATCATGGTCTGCACATTCAAGCCACCCGGCACAATGCTTGCGCTGTTTGCAATACTCAGCAGCAGGCCCATCGCCCTCTGGCCAGCGTAACCTTCGTGCATGATCGGCAAGTATTCAGTGATCGGCGGGTCACTCAGCCCCCCGTAGTACGTCACCGCCAGCATTTTGATGCCAGACGCTCGGCTCGTATGCTCACGCCAGGCCCAGCTGCTCACCTCCAGCTCCTTGCCTTCCAGCCCCATGATGTCGTCATTTCGCAACACCATCGCCTTCTTCACAGGCTCAGGAAACTGCTCACCGCACGACGGGCAAGTCATCATCGAGATGTGCACCAGCTCCCCACAGTGGTCGCACACCTTCACCGGTGCTTCGCCCTCACCATCGCTGCTCGACTTCTTCGGCGGCTGCACATTCGTGATCGGGCCATGGGTCTCCACCACGCCAGCAAAGTCCAGCACCAGGCAGTGATCGGTGTGGCTCTTGACCCTCATGCCACGGCCAGCCATCTGCACATAAAGGCTGGCGCTCATCGTAGGGCGCAGCATGGCCACCAGGTCGATATCGGGGTAATCAAACCCGGTGGTCAGCACATTCGCGTTCGTCAGCGCACGCAGTCGCCCAGCCTTGAAGTCGGTCAGGATGCGCTCGCGCTCCTTCTTCGGTGTTTCACCAGTCACACACTCAGCAGCCACCCCCTGCTGGCGCAGGGCTTCGGCCACGTG